TCTTGCTCTGTTGAGTAATCACTTACGCAAGGTTACCGTTTAGCTTAGACAACGACAAGTCTACGCCATGCGTCGCTTTGAGTTTGCACTCGCACGCATGTCTGGAGCAGCATTTTGTGTGTATACAGGCTACCGCCTGTTGACCTCAAAATGGCTCGCGGACCGTGTTGAGGATTATCGCCAACGCGTCATTGCTGAGAAGAAACAAATTCTCCGTGATGCGGCCATGATCCGGACTCAGATCCAGCGGGAAATGGAACTGGTGCACATCTCGGTGCGCAAAGGCCATTCCCACCAGGAAGCTGCTACTGAGCGCAACAGCGCCACTGAGACCATGCTCGGTGTGGTGGAGAAATGTGGCTACGAGCCATATGTCATTTCACCATCACCCCGTGAGGTTGGATACCACGGGTCACGTCAGTTCTATAGTCTGGCAGATTTCCGCCAGGACTACCGTCGTGACGACATCACCGACCGTCACATCATTGTGATGACTGATGTTGACTACTACGTGGACATGCATGAGTTGATTGGTTTGGGTGTTCCGATATTAATGTACACCTTCCAGCCAAGTACTGTGTCCGGGGAGGTGAAGGATGGTTACTTCACTATCACTGACGACTCCGTTCACTACCGTGTTGCTGGCGGGAAGGATGTGCGCCATCGCATCTGGAACTACAACCAGGACACCATGTATGTGTGCTCCCGACCTCGTGGTTTCTGGGCGAATCTGATGCAGATCCTGCGTGACATCACTGGTGTCACCGCGATCTGTAGCTTTCTTTACACCAAGCTCGGCATTGCGCCCTTTGGCGACCCTGTTACCATGTTCACCGTTGATCAATTCAAGATGGGTGAGCATCGTAACATTGTGTCAATTGTGCCCTTTGCAACTTGCCGTTCAAACCTGCTCAAGATCAGCGAGTACGGTGCTGAGTTGGAGTATATGCGCTACCAACAGCGCAACAACATTGCCAACTTCAACGCAGTCACCTACATCTCTGAGAGTGGGCCACTCATCAGTCTGGGTTTGGAAGGCAATTTTGCAAGCGTCCAGCTTCCCCTGCAGGATTTTGAGAACATCCGCACTGCATACGAACTGTCCAAAACTAACAACTTGTCAGATACTGTTCGCCGGTCAGGGCGCCCGTGCAAGGAGGCAGCCATCATCCATAAATGTCTCCAAGCCGAGTGCGCTGTCGTCAGCGAGGTCGTGCATAAACCTGGCGATCTTGCTCGTCATTACCAAGCAGTTGGTAGTGCTTACGACACTGATCCAGCCGAGCAGGGCAAGTGTTACGCTCGTGAGTATGCTCCTGGACCGTTGACTCAAACTGCTGTGTTTCCAAGTGAGTCACGTTCCAACGAGCTTGCCACAATTGACGGTCGTATTGCTGGTCCGCAAGCCAAGGCAAAGAGCCGCGAGCACATAACACCTAAGATGCGCAAAGTGGCTAGGGATTTCGTGCATCATCTGGTGCCGACTGCCGGCACTGGCCGTCCCTACCCCCTCACGTATGTCGAGGAGCAGCAGACCAAGCCGTTACAGCGGGCTCGGAATGATGCTAACCGATATCACGATGAGTTCACTATGATGGTCAAAGCGTTCCAAAAGAAAGAAGCATACAACGCCCCAAATTATCCCAGGAACATTTCAACCGTTCCGCATACCCAAAACGTCAAGTTGTCCAGCTACACCTACGCTTTCAAAGCCAGTGTTCTCCAGCATGTTCCGTGGTACATGCCAACGCACACACCAGCTGAAATCGCTGACGCAGTGCAAAACTTGGCTGCAAGTTCCACTGAGCTGGTTGAAACTGACTACAGCAAGTTCGATGGCACATTCTTGCGCTTCATGCGTGAGTGCGTCGAATTTGCCATTTATAAGCGCTGGGTTCACCTGGACCACTTGCCAGAGTTAACAACTTTATTGGCTAATGAGATCCAAGCACCTGCTGTTACACGACTGGGCATCAAGTACGACCCTGATTGCAGTCGCCTCAGCGGCTCTGCTCTCACGACAGACGGAAACAGCATTGCCAATGCTTTCGTCTCATACCTTGCTGGTCGCATGGCTGGCATGGATGATGACGAAGCTTGGTCTTGGATCGGTATTGTCTACGGTGATGATGGGCTCCGATCTGGTAATGTTTCAAATGAGCTCCTCACCAATACTGCTTCTTCCCTCGGCTTTGACTTGAAGATAGTGAATCGCGCGCCACGTGGCTCTCCAGTGACATTTCTGTCTCGAGTATACCTCGATCCTTGGTCCTCACCGGCTTCCGTGCAGTCGCCATTAAGAACATTGTTGAAATTGCACACCACCTGTGATACCCAGTCAGAAATTGACGACATTGGCTGGGCTAAGACACAGGCGTATTTGGTCACTGATAGCAAGACACCTTTTATTGGTCATTGGTGCCGGGCTTATCAGAGAAATTGCACTGCACGTGTGGTTCAGTATGCAGACTACACTGACATTCCCTTCTGGGTGAAGAACGACGACCACGTTGGCAACTCGTGGCCGCAGTCTGAATCCGATGACTGGAATGACGTTGTAGCCAACGAGCTTGGCGTCACCACCGCTGAGCTGTTGAAGCATCTTGCACTTCTGGATGCTTATACTGGTCCCATTAGTGGCCTCCCACGTCTGACAACATCAATCGATTTGGAACCAAAGATGTCTGTCGCATTAGACGGGGAGATCCAAGCCGGTCCTAGTCAAAACAGAACTAGCAAGGATGGAACAAATCCAACAAGCGATCGATCAGCACCTCGTCGAGCTCGAGCAGCTCTTCCAGGTGATGATGGACACGCGCGTCGCTCTCGGCGGAGTGACCGCGATCCAGGTAAACGAGATGCGCACGTTCGTGATAAGCGCCCACGCCGCAGCCCGCCGCCTGCACGTCCTGTCACGCCGGTTCCCACCTCTTCCAGTGGTGATCGAGGAACCGATGGAGACGGACTAGGCCGAGCAGCTGCGCGTCAGCGTCAGCGACGTCGCACTCACGTGTAGACAGGTCACCTGCCTGCTCCCACCCCCTGGACCGTTTTGGTCCCTTAATCAGCTTTATGCTGTCC